TTATGCCATTCTTTTTATTGATACGAACCCAGCAACGCGGAAGATTTTGTGGATGAGGTCTGCTTGTATCTTCATATCGGCGTAGCGTGTTTTGTCGGGGTTGTCGGAAATGCAAGTAATAATCGCGTCTTCAGTGTATCCGCTCGCGACGAGTCGTTTTACCATTCGCTGAGAGTCTCGGGTGACAACAAGATATATCTCCCCATTGATGATCGTCTGCACCTCTCTGGGGCGGACTACCACGATGTCTCCGCTCTGTGCAGTGTTGAGCATCGAATCTCCGGTGAGGTTGAGTCCGAAACATCCCTCAAATCCCGGCACGTTGATGTATTTGTATGGAGCGTTTATCTCGTTGTTTTCGAATAAACCGTCTCCGGCCGACGCGTCAAGCTCGTAGTACCATTTCACGGCGTTCTTTTCATTGAGTTCCGTTTGTGCCTGTAGTTCGATGGTGGCGGGTATCGTCTGCGAAGAGCCGTCATTGAGCATTTGGCCTTTGCCAGTTAAGAGCCATTCAGCACTAATTGTGTCATTAAAGGCCGACCCGAATCGTTTCAAAAATGATTCCGTGAGCACACCTTCCGTGCCGCTCAGAGCCTTTGCTACATTCGGGCGTGTCGCGCCAATTCGGTCGGCAACATCTTGCTGCTTTTCGATTATCTTCTTGAATTTCAGATAGTCGTAGGCTTGATTCAGTCTTGTTTTGGCACCAGTATCCATAGCGTGAATGTTAAAAACACAACGAAGAGCACGTTTTGTGCTCAAAGTGTTTTGTTTGAAGCACATAATGTGCTATCTTTGCACTGTAATCAAACGTAAGCTACAAGCGCAAGCGGCGCAACTTGCTGAAAACAACGACAAAACGCCGCAAAAGAATACGCAAATATCCGTATTTCCCGCGATTCAGCAAAGCGAAAGCCGCGGAAAAACAAGCATTCAAAAAGAAAGAAACAATGACAACCGCACTCGACTTCATCATCAAGCAAACGATCAACCGCAAGACAGAAGCCATGGGGGCTCTCGTTAACAACGTCGATAGGGATGAGCTTTCCGAAGGAGAGCTGCTCCATCTCTGGCAAAAACTGACCGTAGCCTCAGAAGCCGGTATCCGCATCTGGAAGACGTTAGATGACAAGGCCGCAGTTCTTGAAGCACTCGAACGCATAGAAGATTATACCGCCTACGCAAACAAGATGATCGCCTTGCACGGTAAAGGCGAAGCGGCGGAAAAGGCGAAACGATACTTCGAATATAGCGAAGGCTGGATCTAATCAACGATCACGCGAACGCAAAACAAACATTCAAAAAGCAAGACAATGGAAGCACTGATTTTAGAAAGACTGGAAGAAGGTATCGACGCGTTCTTCGTGGAAGCAATGGATGAATTTCAGAAGATGAGAAACGAGATCCACCTCGACGAGGAGAAAGCAAAGCAGCTCGAAATCAAAGAATCCGACTGCACAGAAGCGATTCGCGCACTGAAAGATCTTCATTACTCGGGAAGATGGGAGAAAGAACAACACAGAGTGGTCTTCTACAACGGGAAAATCAACGAATACAGCTGGTTTATCAAAAATCTGCTCGTGTCGAACACACCGCGATCGTTGAAAGACGGCGAGATCCGACGCTACGCAGAGATCCAGGCCAAACGAACGAATGCTTTGATTAAGAAGATCAGAGTTATCGATAGTTTTAGAGATGTGAATCTCCGAATCTTTCTTCTATCGGCATTCAACCGACGCGTAGTTATTCCCGTGTTGCTTCATCTCCGCAGCGCTGTCCAAAGGAAGAATTACGATGCCGCCGAGCGCTATCTCCATCTCGTAGCTCCCGGTTTGGTCTTCTTCGAGCACCTTTTTGCCGACGAAGAAACGCCGCTTGCCGAGGACGAAGAGAACGCCGCGACCGATGAGACCGACGCAGTGAAGGAAGACGACAGCGAAGACGCGCAGCCCGAAGAATTCTCCTCGGAAAACCAAGCCCGCGTGCGGGACACGCTTGAAATGTGGGAGAAGATGAGCGAAATCACCAGACGAAACCGAGAAGACGACAAGATGTGGCCGGCGGGCAACATTTTAAGGCGTGGGAATCCATACTTTGTGGCTTTCAGCGATTCCATAGGGGGTGCGAATGAAATAGTCGTTTTAGCCGGTGAAATAGAAGTCCGCAGAATAATTTGTAAGATAATCGACGCCATCCCGGGCTTCCGAGAGTCCGAAAAGTTCAAGGAACTCATCGAACTATATCCAACCTACAAAGAACGATTACAATGAAACAGTTACTCGACACCCAAGCCGCCGAAAGCGATGAAGACTACACCCTCTTTTCGGACGATGATCTGCCTCAGCCTCCGGGAGTTGAGGAGAAACCCGCAAATCTTTGGCTCGGCTGGGATAAACTCATGTGGGAAGAGAGACGGCGTGTAAAAGATTCGGTTGCCCTGTTTTATAGGCTGGACGATATTACCGCACAAGACGACGAAAGTCCGGCGGCGCCCATTCTAACGTTGGCAGATTCGCCCCATACCTTATTGCGGCATTACATCAGGTTCGCCACCGCACAGAGCATTTTGGCTGAAGAGTCGGAGCTACGCAGACTACTTTGGAAAGCAATCGACGCAATTCCCGACTTCCGCGACTCAGAAGAGTTTAAGACAATCATCAAACGTTTCCCTACCTACAAGCATTTACAATGAAACAGCTACTCGACACCTTCGGCCAGTGGGGCTTCTTCGCTCTGCACACGGTTCTTCTCCTTCTCGCCGCCTTTTTGGTCGGCTTAGAAATTGAATGCCCCGTGATTCCTTGGATTGTATGGAAAGCTGCGGGAGTTATCGGAATTTACTTGTGGGCTTTCATTGGGAAACGGGCACTTTTAGCCGAAATGTTCCCCACTTCTGTGGCTCGTTTTTTTGCCTACATGAAAGAACACGTGAACACCGAAGACGAATAACACACGACACACACGGCGCGCCGCCCATCATTTCATTGTTGGGTAATGGGTAGTTCCACCGGGCGGCGCGCCACTATTACACCTAAACAAATTCAAGTCGTGAGTACAATATACTTTGACTTATCGGTGGACACCGACGAAATCCTCGACAACGTGAGCGACTCCGAAGAAGAGTACTTCCTCCTCGATGTTCTCGAGAGGTTTAGCACCAAGAATATAAACGCCGCTTTGCGCGAATACTTCGAAGATAAAAACGAACGAGTGACGGAATTTCTCGGTTGTGAGAACTACTTCGAAGAAGAGCGCACCCTCCTTGATCTTCTCGAGAAGTTTGACGTCCACAACGTAAACGCTGCTTTACGCGAATACTTCGGATTACAAACCCGAGACAAACTCCCCGATTTCGTAGACGCTGAAAAGTTATGAAAACAATTTCCCTAACCACGGATGTGAAAATTGATGACGTCCTCAACAGCGTGGAACGCGAGAAAGAACAGGACTTTCTCATTGAGGTTTTCAGTCGTTTTCGCAGAAAGAACATAGACGCCGCCATTCGCCTGTTCTACCGAGATATAATAGCATACGCCGCCATAGCCCAGGACTTCAAATTAAATGATCGCTACAGGTGGATGCACAAACCTCTATACGGGGAGGAACTTCCCGATTTTGTGAACGCTAATAAGTTATGAGTGCAGACAGCACCCACCCCTACACCTAAAACAATTAGAAGACATGAATACAATACAACTGAACGCCACGCTCGAGATTAAGGACATAGTCAACAGCGTGGAAGAGAACAAAGAAATCGACTTCCTCGGGGAGCTGCTCGGCGCTTTTGACGACGCGAACGTGGAGGAAGCCTTTCGAACCTACATCGACAAACAGATAGCGAGAGGGAAGGACATCCCGGCGTATGTGAATCCCTCGAAGCTGTAACGACATAGCGCGCCGCCGATGCTTCACGTCGTGAAGGGTTGGGAGAGGCCATTCGGCGGTGCGCACACAGACAAACTCCATTGTTTTATTTCTTTTCTGACCCCGCGCCACGTCGCGACGACGCTGCAAGGGGAAACGGCGAGCCAAGGAAGAGGGCATCATCAATTTAGTGCAAGGACGTTCCTTCGCCGCGGGGTTCGACTCCCCGCCTCGCCACAACTTCTATGGTTTATGATTTATACTGATTGTTCATTAGATCCGGTTGCCTCCTGCTCGTGAGAGTCGGAACAGCCACGACCACGGAGGGTGCGCAGCGGTGCATCTTCGTCGGAAAGGGGAAGGAGGTTTATGTCCTCATCTGCGTAATAGGTTCCTCCCCTCGGCGGTTCGACTCCGCCCGTGGTCACAATAATTTCAACGTATGAAAGGAAAAGAAGAAAGAGCCCGCATCACGGCGTATCTCCGTGAACCGACCGATCTGCGACGCGTGGAAAAGGTCAGCCGCCAGATGGTACGCGACATCAAGACGGGCGAAAAAGTGAGATTCATTCTCCCCGACATTCGCGCAGTGGAAAGCGCTCGCGCCGCCATCACATTTATAACTCGCTACCAGGGCGAGCGCCTCGTTTACCAAACGGACGGCGTGAACCGCTGGGTGACCATCGCCCGCCCCGACGAGTCGTTCGACAAACAAGTCCCCTAACACACACAACAATGGAACAAGCGATCATCATCTCAGCAGCTGACCTGCAAGCGATCGTCGAGAACGCCGTGAATAAAGCCCTCGAGCAGCACGAACAGCGCAAGGCCGCCGAATCCTCGGAGAAGGTTTTCGGGCTACAAGGTATCGCAGATTTGTTCGGGTGCTCCATCGTAACGGCTCTCAAATACAAAAACACATTTCTCGCCCCCGCCGTTCGGCAGATCGGCCGAAAGATTGTCACCGACACCGCCAAGGCGCAGCAGCTTTTTGCCCAACACGCCGAGAAGGAAACCCGAGAACTCAGAAGCATTGTATGATCTACCCACTAATCGACACCAAGGGGAGATACCTCACCCACGCTCTGATCGTGAAACCGGCACCGCGTTTCGAGGAGCGAAAAGAATTCATCTTCAACTTCTCCCGCAACCCGCACGTCTGGTTCATCCGTTCTCACATTCGGAAAGCCAACGGAACGGCACGACTCTACTTCCGAGTTGAGAAGTCCGCCGAGGGTGCGGAGATGCTCCGCAAGATACTCCGAGAAGCCCGCGCCGCGTTCGCCCGCGCTATCGTCGAGCTGTTGCCCATCGCCCCGGGCGCTCTTCACGAATACGAACTCTAATCACCCCGCACCACTATGTATTTCAAATATGATAACGATTCCCTCGTAAAGAGTAGCATCCACGACGGCCCCTCCGTCGAACTTTCCAGCATCATCGAGATGCTCGAAGACGACATTTACGACGTGCTGCACACAAGCCCCGAGGAACTCGACGACGAGCGATTCCGGCTCATGGCCGAAACGGACGACGAATACGAGGCCATCGAAGAAGATACGCTCCTTGCCGGCCATGAAGAGGCGATGAAGCTGTATCGCTATTTGGTCGATCTGCACAAACGCGCCGAACAAGCGCTGGTCGAGCGCGAAGCCTCGGAGGAATACGACCGACAGATTCGCGCCGAGCAAGTGAACGACTACTCCGATCGCTGTTGCCCCCAACCCCGCTACACCCCATTCCGATGACCGACGGCGAATTTTCCGCCCTACTTGCCCACCGCGCAGACTTCAACGCCCTCTTGTTCCGCATCGCACTCCGCGAACGCAAAAGCCCCGAAGAGGTAATTCGAGAGTTTGAAGCCCTGCGACACCGAGAATTAAAAACCATCACCCATAAAAACAAATAGAACATGTCATTTATCAAACTGCAAAGTCTTACCCTCAGCAACTTCAAGGGTATAGAATCTTTGTCTGTTGACTTTGGTTCTCACACTGTCATATCCGGAAGGAACGGCACCGGTAAGACTTCGATTTTCGATGCGTTTACATGGCTACTCTTTGGAAAAGACCACGACGGGAACAGTAAGTTTGATCTGAAGCCGTTGGACGCTAACGGGAACGAAGTCAAACACAAGGACGTACAAGTAAAAGCGAGTATCGACGTCGACGGAGATACGGTTCTGTTAGAAAGAACATACAAAGAGAAGTGGAAAAAGACACGTGGCGCTGTTGAGCCAACTCTTGCCGGGCACACTGAAGAGTTCCGCATGAATGAACAGCCATTGACCGCAAGCGCTTGGAAGAAAGCAATCGATGAGCTTTGCCCCGAGTCCATTTTCCGTTCGATTACTGCCCCCGGACACTTCGCCGAGCAGAAATGGGAAGAGCAACGGAAACTTCTTTTCTCGATTGTAGACCTCTCACCCGAAGATGTCAGAGAAGAACTCAACACCATTGCACCGGCAAACGATTCGGAGCAGGTCTTTGAAGCATTCAAAGATGAAAACCTTGATGCAGCGCGCTCTTCAATTCTCGCGAAAAAGAAAGCATTGAAAGCGCCCATCGACAGCATACCGACGCGTATTGACGAACTGAAACGCTCGCTCCCAGAAATCGACAAGGACGAAAAAGAGATTCGTGCCATGTTGGATAGGAACGAGTCGGAACAAGGGAAACTCTTGCGAGGGCTGGGCAGTAGTCCCGAATCGGAAGAACGTAGACGCCTTTCCGCAAAATTGGAAACGCTTCTCGCACAAATCAGAGCGCAGGTCACAACGGAGTACAATCAAGCAGCTACGAAAAGAGCGGAGGCTGTTGGCAAACTAAATGCGGAGTTCTCCCAAATAGAGCCTATCGCCAAGCTCGTGGCAGAGATAGAAGCTCAAATCGAAAGTTCTTCCAAAGAACGAGAAAGACTGATAGAAGAGTGGAGATCTATTAAGGCCGAAACTTTTAATGCGACGGCCGAGGACTTTAGATGCCCGTGTTGCGACAGACCGTTTGAACCACACCAAATTGAAGCAAAGCGTGTGGAACTGCTGGAGAAATTCAACATCGACAAAGCCGAGCGTTTGGAAGAAAACCAAAAGAAGGGGAAAGATTTGAAAAGACGACGCGAAGATTTGGAGCGTCGCCTTGAAGAATCCCGCAAGGCAAAAGAGCGAATGATTGAAATCAATGCCGAGCTTTTGTCTCTGAGGACAAAAGAGCGTACGGATTCCCCTTTGGAAGACACCATTGAAAAGGCTGTCGACGGGAACGCTGAAATCTCTGAACTCCGCATCCTCATTGAAGCGCTTCCCGACATGGAAGAACCGGAGGACAACGAGAGCGTCAACCGAAGACTAGAGGAACTGCGTAGTGAACAGAAAGAGTTGCTCGAATCACTCTCCGTCTTTGAACGCGTAGAAAAAACGAATCAGCGCATCAAAGAGTTGCGTTCCGAGTTATCGGATCTTTCACAGCAATACGCAGAAATCGAGCATAAGGAGGATATGCTGTCAACGTACATGCGCGCCTTTGCCACCACTGCAGAACGAAAGATCAACGAGAAGTTCCGCATTGTCAAGTTCCGCCTTTTCGACTATCTGATTGACGGAACGCCCAAAGAAACGTGCAAGGCTACGGTTAATGGAGTCGCCTATAACTCAACGCTTAACAGCGCAGCGCGAATCAACGCAGGATTAGACATCATTCGCACCCTATGCGAACACTACAAAGTGCAAGCCCCGGTCTTCGTTGACAACGCAGAAAGTGTGAACAATCTTTTGCGCATTCCCTCACAAACAATAGAGATGAGAGTAACAACGGAAGATTTCAATGTCACTCTACAAGACGATAACACCAAGCAATAACCAATAAAACCAGAAACAATGGCAACCCAAGTCGCAGTATTACGCACGATGCTTGAAGCAGACAGCGTGCAGAAACAATTTTACAACGCACTCAAAGAAAACAAAGATGCGTTCACGGCATCGATCATCGATGTGTATACAGGAGACCAAGCCTTACAAACTTGTGAACCACGTTTGGTGATACAAGAAGCACTCAAAGCAGCAGTTCTCAAATTGCCCATCAACAAGGCGCTGGGATTCTCCTATATCGTTGTTTATAACAACAACAAACGAGACAGCAACGGGCAATGGGTAAAGATCCCCACTCCAACTTTTGTTGTAGGCTACAAAGGCTACATTCAAATGGCGATGCGCACGGGGCAATACCGAACAATCAACGCGGACGTGGTCTATGAAGGCGAACTCCGAGGGGTAAATAAACTAACCGGAGAAATCAAGTTCGACGGCGAAAAGACGTCTGAACGAGTGATCGGCTACTTCGCCCACTTTGAACTTCTCAATGGTTTCAGCAAAACACTCTACATGAGTGTCGATGAAGTGGCCGCCTACGCCAAACGTTTTTCGCCTTCCGTACGTCGCGATACAACGGTTGAACAGCTTATCGGAAAAGCACAAGAGACTTCTACCGGGAAAGGAACGGGATGGGAAGGAAATTTTGAAACCATGGCATTGAAAACCGTTATCCGACGTCTCCTTTCAAAATACGGTTATCTATCAATCGAGATGCAGGACGCGATGATCAACGAATCTTCGGTGGAATCGTCTGCACAAGCTACTCGAGAAGCGATGGTTACTTCACCCGATACGGCGATTGATCTTGACGCAGACAGCTACGTAGAAGTAAAAGATGAACCGCACAACAGTTCTTCTCCAACTGCCACTACGGGAGTAGATGAGAACGAAACCCCCGATTACTAATTTATTCGGCAATGAAACTGCAAGTTTTAGGATCGTCCTCCAAAGGAAACTGTTATCTACTCACCGCGAACGATGGCAGCACCTTGATTATTGAGGCCGGTATCGCGTTTCTCGAAATCAAACGAGCTTTAGCCTTCAATCTTTCACGGATTGTCGGATGCGTGGTGAGCCATCGGCACGGAGATCACGCAAAAGGGCTGGCAGACATGGCACGCGCCGGAGTAACTGTGCATTGCTCATCGGACGTGATCAATTCTCAAGACTTAGATGTGCAGCCACTCTTGGTTGAAACAACCCGTCGACAATGGATGCTCGTAGGAGGAGAGTTTGAGGTGCTCACATTGGAAGCATTTCACGATGTGCCTTGCGAGTCTTTTGCAATTCGTCATCCAGAAATGGGAAAACTTCTCTTTCTCACTGACAGTGTTTCCTTCCCATATAAAATCCAAGGTCTCGATCACGTACTCATCGAAGCGAACTACTCCGACAATGTTCTTGAAGAAAACATCCTCACGGGCAAAGTTCCGTCTTCTATGCGATCACGTCTTCTAACGTCACACATGGAAATCGCCACAACAATTCGCACCATACTCAAACAGGATTTGTCGAAGGTAAAAGAGATTGTACTATTGCACCTATCTGACAATAATTCCTCTCCCCAAGAGTTTAAGCGTCTCGTGGAATCTAAGACCGGAATAGCGACATACCTCGCACAGCCTGGGTTGGAGATTGCCCTTGATGTGTAAATCATCCTCTATGTTCAGATACACCCTCGAATTAACTCAATACAACCGACACGACGAACAAAACTTTGTTCCGCTGCGGCTCTTTCTCGAAACATCGCCCGTCGGAGAATACGTTTGCACGGTGCAACGGAAGCAACGCCGAAGGACAACACCTCAAAACAAATATCTCTGGGGCGTTGTTTACCCGATGCTTTTAACGGGTTTGCAGCAGGCGGGATGGGAGTTCACGAACTGCGAACAAGTTCATCAATTTTTCAAACAGCACGTGGCCGGCGAACACATCATCAACTACAAAACGGGCGAAGTCGTGACACTCCCCAACTCGACGGCCGCGATGACGACGCAAGAATTTGAAACCTACATCGACCGCCTGCGCAACTACGCCGACCAATATCTCAATATCGAAATCCCCGAACCACAAAACGAAACACTACAATGAAATACTACGAATGTAAGACCCGCGTCGAAATGGCCGAAGAAAGCGGGAAAACGGCAGAGAAACGCTTTTCCTACCTCGTGCAGGCCGATAGTTGCAAACGCGCCGAAGAGCTGGTGATGGCCGAATACGAGCACAGCAACGCACTGGCGAAAGTGACAGACGTGGTCGGCCGAAAGTTCGACGAGCTAATTGTCGGCGCGGCCGACGCTATCGAACCGAAGTTCTACAAAATCGGCTACACGATCACCACGATAGACGAACGCAAGGGCTTCGAATTCGACAAGAAGGCGGCCGCGCTCGTAGCCGCCGAAAAGCTGATCGACGCAACGGCGTTGTTCTTCGCAGAGTTCGCTTCGTCGATGAACGCCCCGGTGCTGATGTCCGTCGTCGAGACGCCGATCGTCGAATTCATCAAAGACACGAACGAAGAAACGCCCGACGCTTGATGCAAGACGCTGAACACAGATTGCAATGCACTTGCGTCCGTTGGTTTCGCTACCAATATCCGGAACTCAGCGCGCTCCTCTTCGCCGTCCCGAACGGCGGACGAAGAGACCCCGTAACGGGGGCGCGTCTGAAAGCCGAGGGCGTGGTCGCAGGAGTTTCGGATCTCATTCTTTTTCTCCCCTCCGACAAGCACCACGCGCTTTGCATTGAGATGAAGACCCCGAAGGGTCGACAAAGTCCCTCGCAGAAGGAATGGCAGCTGCTGGTGGAGCTATACGGATACAGATATGAAGTGGTGAGAGACTTCTTAGAGTTTAAGCAACTCGTCAAGTCTTACATATACGAAGAAGTCTGCAACGGTTTCGAAGGCTTCCTACGTCTGATGGATTTAGACGGGCGAAGTAAAGAGATTGTCTCAACGTTTCGAAGAAATCGCGAAGCCTTCGCGCAACTCGTGAAGACGGGCAAACAAAACAAAACCGCACAATGATCACATAACCATGGCACGCCCTACCAAATTGGGGCTGGACTACTTTCCACACGACACGCACACCGATCAAGATACCGCGCTCGCACTCGTCGAAGCGGAGTTCGGATTAGAAGCGTACGCCGTGTATTTCAAACTTCTCGAGTTCATCTACTCGCAAGGGTACGCAATCCCATGGGGTTCCGATGAGTGTCTATTATTCGCAAAGCGTATAGGTGCCTTCGGCGTTTCATCGAAGATTTCAGAGATCATCAAGGGGTTGGTTAGGCGTTCTCTCTTCGATGGGAGGGTTCTTAACTCGTTCCAGATCCTGACGTCGGCAAGCATACAAGCCCGATGGCTAGAGGCCAAGCGCAAGAAGGTAGAGGACATCGACAAGCGTATCCGATTAGTCGCGGACAATCGGACAGCCCCCGAAGTATCTGCACCCGAAATCGGGGTTAATACACCCGAAAATAGGGTTTTTGCAGCAAAAACCCGGGTTTCTACGGTAAAAACCCCCGTTTCTGCAGAAATAACCCCACAAAGTAAAGGAAAGGAAAGTAGAGTAGAATATACTTCTTCTCCTTACGTAGAAGAAGTACGTCCGTCTTCCGACGGCGCGCCGCCCGAAGAGGAGGAAAGATTTTCGGACGAAACGCGAAAAGAGTCCGTGCCGACTGAGGCTCTCGACTTGAAAGCGTTTGCCGACTTTTTCAACAAGACCATGGCGGCGCAGGGTGCACAGATTCCACAAGTCCGCGCCATTCCGCCTAAAAGCAAGCGCACGACTTTCCTGCTCGCCCGTCTTCGCGAATACGGCAAAGAAGCCCTCGCCGCGGTGGTGAAGAAAGCGGCGGCGTCCGATTTTCTCAACGGCGGCGGCTCCCGCGGTTTCGTCGCAGACTTTGAATGGCTCTTCCGCCCTAACAATTTCCCCCGCGTCTTAGAGGGAACGTATGACAACCGCCCACAGCAGCCCACAACTCAACTCGCACAGCATGACACACCCGCAAAACATTTCGACCGTTATGGCGAAGAGCGGCGCGCACGCAACGACGCCATCGCCGACCGTCTGCACAAACTTGCCTTCGGAACAGATTAAGCAAGCGCGACAGTATTACGTTACGGCCTACTCCTCGGATATTATGCCGCTGTGCGCGTTGGTTCCCGAACGCTGCTACTTTGGCAATGCGCCCACGTTGGTGCAAATGGGGCGCCAATGCGGGCGGGAATTTGTCATCTCGTGGCTCTCGGATAAAATCGCCGCCTATTCCGCCACGCTTTCCGAGGCCGACCGTTTGACGGCGGCGGACATTGACCACCTCGCTCTCGAAATCTTCGGGAGTTACTCGTCGCTCAATCTCGCCGAAGTGATGCTCTTCTTCTCCCGCTTGGCGGCGGGCGTCTACGGCCAAGTCGTCTATGGCAGCGTCCGCGCCGAGAACATCGCATCGCGGATCCCCCGATTTCTCGAGTCTCGGCAAAAGGAAATCGACCACTACGAACGACAACGCGAAGAACTGCAGCGGCGGGCAGAGGAAGAGCGGCGAAAGCTGTACGCCGTGGACTACGGCACCTATAAATCGCTCCTGGCGAAGTTGGCCGCCGAGCGTTTTGCCGGTGATGAAGACGCCGCTCGTGCGTATCTTGCGGCGCATCCTTGCGAATTTGACGCACACCGCGCTTTTCAAAGCGGACACGAATAAGTTTGTCAAAGCAAGCAGCAAACGCTGTCAGCGGCGAAATAAACAAGCAATGCGCTGTTTTCAGCGCGATAATCTCCAACAAAAAGTATGACACACAAAAAGAAAACCCCGAAACCGGCTCAGCACCTCACCGCCGAACGTTTGCACGATCTCGCCTGCAAGTGGAAACGAGCACAAAGCGCCGAGCGCGCCGTGGCGCTCTTCACCTATTCGCCCGAATACGGCGTGCAGACTGCCGTATTGGGCTGCGATGAGCATCTCACCGAAATTGTAACGAGCGGCGTGCGCTTGTGTCTCGCCCCTCAACTCCGAGCCACGGAACCCGACGCGCACATTTCCATCACTTCAGAAGACACGCCCGCACAGAAGTCCGCGAACTTCTGGCAGCGTCTGCGCACGTGGTTTCTTCCGTTCAACATCAAGTAATCTTCAATAGAAATGAGAGATATTTTGTTTAGAGCCCGTGACTATCACGGAATTTGGCGCTATGGCAATTTATGCCATTACATAGGTGACTCTAATCTTATGTTCGAGACTAACGAATATTACACCATCAGAGAGCAGGATCCTGACTGTGAGGAAGAGTACGTCGTTATCCCCGAAACCATAGGGCAGCTCGTTTGGAAATCGAGCGATGGTTCCCACGAAGTCTGGGAAGGGGATATAATTGAGTGTCGACTATTTAGAGGTTTCCCCAGCAGTATTTGCATGGCGGTTTGGGATACCAACACCTTGTCCTTTCGTCTTCGCTGGCTTGGACAAATACAATACCGCTCAAAATATTCCTTCGTTGACTTCTTGAGAAACTTGTTTACTGAAGGAGAAGGTGTCGTTATTGGCAACATACACGACAATCCGAATCTTTTTAATGAAGACAAGAAGAAGCCCGAAGCCTTCAAAGAAGCAGAATCGTAAAAACATCCCTATGCAAGTAATCAAATTCCGCGGCCGCTCCATCGCCGACGGCTCAATCGTTTACGGCGGCGTGTTGCAGTACGCCACCGCGTCCTACATCGTTCAACCCGATACACGCCACGCCGACGCATCGCCGCGCTGCATTGAGGTGCACCCCGATTCGGTGGCGCAATACATCGGCGTGAAAACCGTGGACGGCGAAGAGATCTACACCGGCGACGAGGTGTGCTACTACGATATGAACAACGAGGAGACACGCCGCGGCATCGTTCGATACGATGAAGAAACAGCGGCTTTCTACGTTGCCGGCGTTCTTCAAATCCCCGTGTACTTTGAGTCTCATTTCGAATACAAACTAATTTCAAAACAATGACAGCAACAGAATACGAACAACAAGCCCACCGCACCATTGCCGGCCACGCGGCAGAGAACATTACCTATTTTAGTTTTGGTTTGATGGCTGAGGCGGGCGAAGTGGCGGACAAGATAGCAAAGGCCGTGCGCCGCGGTGAAATCGAAATCAGCGACAACGAGATTTTCTTTGTCTGCGGGAACTGTTTCCAATTCAGGGACAACATCGTGGACGAACTCGGCGACGTGCTTTGGTTCGTTGCAATGATGGCGCGCCGTCTCGGCGTTAGTCTCGAAGAGGTTATGCGCCGCAATCTCGACAAACTCGCCGACCGACAAAACCGCGGCGTGATTATCGGGGACGGCGATAAGCGATGAGCCCGCAGTTACGACGCAGTTACATAGAAATCACACAGAAGAGCCCCGCGAATGCGGCAAGTTCGTGTTCGCGGGGAGCTTCTTGGTTACATCATAGTTACAATGAAACAATACATCGATCTACTCGACCACATCATAGCAAACGGGGTGCAGAAAAATGATCGCACCGGCACGGGCACTCGCTCCGTGTTCGGCTACCAAATGCGGTTCAATCTCGCCAACGGATTCCCATTGCTCACCACAAAGAAACTACATTTCAAAAGCATTGTCTACGAGTTGCTGTGGTTCCTTCGCGGAGACACGAACATCAACTATCTAAACGAGCACGGTGTGCACATTTGGGATGAATGGGCGGACAAAAACGGCGACCTCGGCGAAATATACGGCTATCAGTGGCGCAAGTGGCCTACTTCATACGGCGGACACATTGACCAACTCGACCGCGTTGTGCACGAGATCAAGACGAACCCCGACAGCCGTCGCCTCGTTGTCAGCGCGTGGAATGTCGAAGCGCTCGACCGTATGGCGCTCCCGCCGTGCCACCTCCTTTTTCAGTTCTACGTATCGGAAGGCCGCCTCTCGTTGCAACTCTACCAGCGCAGTGCCGACGTGTTCCTCGGCTTGCCTTTCAACATTGCCTCCTACGCGCTCCTCACGCACATGGTGGCGCAGATTTGCGACCTCGAAGTCGGCGATCTCGTCGTTTCTCTCGGCGACGCGCATCTTTACGTCGACCACATCGAGCAGGCGAACTTACAGCGCCACCGCACACCGCGTTTTCGCCCCACGTTGCGACTCAACCCCGAAGTGCGCAGTTTGTACGACTTCCGCTACGAGGACATTACGCTCGAGGGTTACAATCCCCACCCACACATCAAGGCGAGAGTATCAGTTTAGCAAGCGTTTGCCCCTCATTTCGGGGGCAACGCTTTGCGCGTTTGTATACCAAATTGACGCTGAGTGTCACAGATGAAAGTTTTTTTGTATCTTTGTCGGAACACAACACAGAACTATGGAACTAACAGAAATGCCGTCGAAGACGACGACTGAGCCCCATAAATCACACAGAACCATAAACACGAAACTATGAGCTTACCCCAAGACCGCCGAAGACGGCAACTTAAAACCGCACGGCTCGACATCATAGCAGAACTATACAAACGAGGATACAGCCTGCGAAAAATAACAGAAGAGGTGAAACGACGACTCAACATTCCGAAGCTCGCCGTATCGACTACATACAACGACGTGCAGACGCTGCTCAAAGAGTGGAGAGAAAGCCGGATCGAAAACATCGACCAAGCACTGCAACTCGAACTCGAACGCATCGACGACACTACAGCCGAACTTTGGGAGCAGTGGGACAAGTCGAAAGGAGAAGCACAAAAGACCACCACACGAAGCGGACGAACCAATGGGAAAGGGAACGCAGGCATCGAAACCGACGCCGTATCCGAAAGCCGTACCAAAGTCGGAGGACTCGGAAACCCTGCCTACATCGCCGAAATTCGACAGCAGCTCATCGAACGACGAAAGCTCCTCGGCTTGTACGCCCCCGAAGCACGACAAGTCAAAGGCGAAGTCACCGTGCATCGTCCGCCCTGCGAGATGAGCACCGAGGAACTCGAAGCCGAACTCAAGGCCTTAAAACTAAAGTGATGAATGGGGTACGAAAGCTCCTACAAAGTTGAAAGTTCCTACAACGTAGTTAGGAACTACAAAGTCGATCAAGCCGAACATGCGGTAAGAGCCTATTATCTCGCACGGGAACTTAATCGGCGAAAGGCTGTGGTGTCTTTCCCCCATTTCCTCGACTACACCGACCCGAACTACTCGCGACAATGGTTTCATACGCTCATTGCCGAGAAATGTCAAGATCTCCTGCTCGGAAGACTCCCGACCGGCCGCCTTATGGTGTTTGTCGGCCCTCAGCACGGAAAATCGGAGATCGTATCGCGCAAGTTCCCGGCGTGGGCTTTGGGCTACAATCCGAGACTAAAAATCGTCGGCACGTCTTATGCGGCAAGCCTTGCACAAGGTTTTTCGCGTTCGATACAGCGCACGATCGACAGCCTCGAATACAAAGAGGTGTTCCCCGCCACGTTTCTCAATTCGCAGAACGTATCGACCGACGCAAAGCGCGGCTATCTGCGCAACATCGACATCTTCGAGACCGTCGGTTACGGGGGCTTTTATCGCGCCGTCGGTGTGGGCGGCGGTTTGACGGGTACGCCCGCCGATCTCGGCATCATCGACGACCCCGTGAAAGACGCGATCGAAGCCGCGTCGCAGACGTATCGCGACCGCGTGTGGGAGTGGTACACCGACGTTTTCCTCACGCGTCTGCACAACAACTCGAAGCAGTGTCTGATTATGACGCGCTGGCACGAAGACGACCTCGCGGGGCGTTTGCTGCGTACCGAGCCCAAGAAGTGGAAGGTGATCCGTATTCCCACCATTCGCGAAGATATGGACGACTCAGACGACCCTCGCGCCATCGGCGAGGCATTGTGGGAAGAAAGACACAGTGCCGAGCGTCTGCGCGAAGCTGAAAAACGCTCTCCACGCACTTTCGCCGCGCTCTATCAGCAGCGCCCCTCGGTCGAAGGCGGTAACATCATCAAGCGCGAATGGTTTGGCACGATCTCGCAAGCCGATTTTGCGCGCATCGCGAAGAAAGCCGCCCCGGTGTTCTTTATCGACACGGCCTACACGGACAAGACGACGAACGACCCGACGGGCATCATCGCCACCTGCAAAGTGGGCAACGACCTCTACATCACCCACGGCCAAAAGGTGCACATGAAGTTCCCCGACCTCCTGCGCTTTATCCCCTCTTATGTGGAGACGCACGGCTACACGTCGCGAAGCACAATTCGCATCGAGCCGAAGGCAAACGGCCTTTCGGTCATCGATCAGTTGAAAGAGTCTACAGGTTTGAACGTGACGAAAACCCCGACCCCGAAGGAGAGCAAGGAAACGCGCTTGAACGCCGTCTCGCCGATTGTGGAGTGCGGCCGCGTTATTCTCGTCGACGGCGTGTGGACGGAGGGCTTCATCGATGAGGTTTGCGGTTTTCCCTCGAAGCCGCACGACGAATATGTGGACGTGTTGTGCTACGCCATCGGGCATCACCTCGGCCACTCAAGCCGCGCAATGGACTGCGAGAGCATTGCACGCATGGTATACTAAAAACAGCATAGTTTTATATTGTGAAGCCCTCTTTCGTCGGGAGACGCGAGTGGGCAAAAGGCCGCGGAAAGCCGTGCACCGGCATTCGCTCGGAAGGGGCGACGCATCCCGAAGCGGTTCGATTCCGCTCGCGGCCGCGCATTTTGATCAAAAACAAGGGACGTTTCGCTCAAAAGTTGGGGCGTTTCGTCCGAAAGACCCCAAGATTTCAAACACAGAAGCTATGGATATTCGCGAAATCCTCGAATCTTCGATGACAGAAGACGAAAAAATCGCCGCTCTGAGTGAAAAGCTGCTCAACATTCCGCCCTGGAGCGGCCCTCTCGGGCTGGTCAGTGCCTACGACCCGAACCTTCACCCCGTGGCCGACAAAAGGCTTTATCCCGACATCATGACGGAACACGGCGCGCAGCCCGTTACGCGCATTACACTCGACTTCCAGCGGCTCGCCGTTCGCCGTATGGCCGAATTGGTGTGCGGCATTCCCGTGAAACGTGTGTACAAGCCGACGAACGACAAGGAGAAGGAGGTGGCGACGTTCATCGAATCGGTATACGAGCGCAACCGCATCGACTCTTTGAACATCGAACGCTGCAATCTCCTCTTTTCCTGCTGCGAGGTGCTCACGCTTTGGTATGCCATCGAAGATCCCAACACGGCCTATGGGGTAAGAAGCCCGATCAAGCTGCGGGCAAAGAATTTCGCCCCCTCGTTGGGCGATCGGCTCTTTCCTTACTTCGACGAATACGGCGACATGGCGGCAATGAGCGTTTCTTTCACCCGAAGGAAGGGGCGCGAGAATGTGCAGTATTTCGAGACGTTCACGGCCGACCGACACATTCGCTGGAGCAACTCGTCGGGCGAATGGGCGGTGGAGAGCGACGAGCGCATCACCCTCGGCAAGATACCGGCCATCTATATGCACCGCCCCTCGCCGATATGGGAGGACACGTCAAACACGATCTACGAAATCGAGTGGGCGCTGTCGCGCAACGGCAACTATCTGCGCAAGAACTCAAAACCGCTCTTCGGGGTGTTCTCCGACGAGATGATCGACTACGGGAAAGACGCGGACGGCCGTCGGGGGGCAAGCAGTGACGCGCTCGGTGTGCTGCAATTCCCGAAGGACAGCACGGCGCAATACATCACCTGGACGCAGCCGGTCGAAAATCTCAAGTTCTACATCGAGCAACTCCGCTCGCTCTTCTTCACCCAGTTGCAACTTCCCGATTGGAGCTACGAGAAGATCAGTCAACAGGCTATCTCGGGCGAGAGCCGCAAGCAAATGTTCATCGACGCGCATTTGAAGGTGAAAGACGAGAGCGGCCGTTTGCTTGAGTTCTTCGACCGCGAAATGAACGTGATTAAGGCCTTTGCCCGTGTGATCCTCGGTTCGGGCTATGCGGCGGCCGTCGATGCTTTGGCCGTCGAACATCTCATCACGCCCTTTGCCATCACAGACGAAGCCGACACGATTAAGAACCTCGTGGCCGCCAACGGGGGCAAGGCGATCATCTCACAGCGCGAGAGTGTGGAACTCTACGGGCACAGCAAGGACGTAGACCAGACGATGAAGGAAATCGCCGACGAGAATGCCGTCGACGTGTTCCACCCCGAGTCGGGATTCTAACAACGCGAAACCATGCCGAAGAAACTAACGTACGAGCAAAAGCACCTCCGCAATCTCCTGCGGTTGGAAAAGCGCATCGACAAACTCTTTCAAGAAGCCGCCGCGCGTGTGGCGCACTTGTCGGAGAGTGTCGAGGGCTTTTCGGCCGACGACGTTTTCACGTTCGACAAATACCCCTACCTGCGTAACCGCGCCAACAAGCTGGTGGCGGAACTCAACAATGCCGTAGAGACTACGATCTTCGACGGCGTACGCTTGGAGTGGGATTTGGCGAACGAGAAAAACGATGCGCTCGCACGTTCAGTTCTCGGCTCGGCGGTGGAGCATCTCGACGGTATGACGCGCCGCCGATACTTCGCCACGAATGCCGGTGCGTGCGAAGCCTTTCTCGCGCGCCGCGAACGTGGACTCAATCTTTCGGAGCGTGTGTGGAATTTGTCGAAGCAGTTTAAGGAGGAAATGGAAATGGGGCTGGATCTCGGTTTGCGCGACGGCGTTTCGGCCGTTGAGATGAGCCGCACGCTCCGCCGCTATCTTCAGAACCCGACGGCGTTGTTTCGTCGTGTGCGCGATGAGCACGGCATTCTGCACCTTTCACAACGCGCGGCGGCCTATCACCCCGGGCGCGGTGTCTATCGTTCGGCCTACAAGAACGCGCGGCGTTTGACGGCGACGGAGGTAAACATCGCCTATCGTACGGCCGACCACCTGCGAATGCAAGATCTTGATTTCGTCGTCGGGGTGGAGATCCAACTTTCGGAGAACCATACGTGTCTCGGGGCGGACGGCAAGCCGCATCGCTTTCACGACATTTGCGACGATCTGAAGGGGAAATATCCGAAGACGTTTAAGTTCACGGGCTGGCATCCGCATTGCCGTTGTTACGCCACGCCGATATTGAAGACGGAGGAGGAATTCGACGCGGACACGCAGCGCATTCTTCAAGGCGAAGAACCCACGGAGGGGAGCGAGAACGCGGTGGACGAGTTGCCCGACGAGTTCAAAGCGTGGGCGAAGGAGAACGAACCGCGGCTCGAAGCGGCGAAAGCTCGCGGCACGCTCCCGTATTTCGTTCGCGACAACGATGCGCTCATCGACGGTGCGTTTGCGCCGAAGAAAAAGACGCTCCTCGAAATTGCCGAGGAGCGCCATGCGAAGCGTACGAAAGAAGAGGAGGACGCGATCCGCCAACGCTGGGCGGCGCGTGCGAAGGCGAAAGAGGAAGATGGCGATGGGCGTTTCTCCTCCGTGATTGAGTCTCTGAAGAAACGGGGAGTGGAATACAACGACGTGAAGCCCCTTAAACAACAGCTGGAAGTCGATGAGATTATAGAAAAATTGGCGGGAGGGGACGAAACAGAAGGATCTTGTTCCTCACTCGCTCTCGCATACGTCGGGAATAGATCGGGATTTGATGTGTTGGATTTCCGTGGCGGAGCAAGTTGTGATTTCTTCTCGGAAGTACCCAATATTCGCAATATAGTCAAAGCGGTAGATGGTGTCGAAGTAAGAAATACCAATGACTACAAAGCGGCGAACGAGCTACTTCTGAAGATGACGGAAGGCAAAGAGTATTATTTCACCTGTGGAAGGCACGCCGTAATTATGAGAAAGAAGGACGGGGTATATGAGTATCTCGAAATGCAGTCATCAGACCCGAAAGAGAACGGATTCCAGAGGTTAACAGTTCAAAGCCTGAAGAAACGATTCAAGGCGCAGAAATCTTATACAACTTACAAGGTAAAATACGAGGTTTCGAGCTTTCTTGTCGATGTGGAAAGTCTAGGCAAATCGCCGGGGTACAGAAAACTCGTTGGCTACATTAATACGGCGAAGGATAAACAGAATAAAGGACAAACAGGGGGAAAGAAATAGACATTATGCCCCGAAGAACTTTTTCCAATAGGGGTTCTCTTTGTCGAAGATCTTCTTTTCTTCGGGAGAAAGTTTTTGCGGATAGTCGGAGAAGAGGTTGTAAATCTTCTTTCGATCAAACGAGAAAAGATACCTCCCAATCTTGTCCACAGTGTTGACCCACCATACTTTATCTGATTTATTCTCTTTGTAAAAGTCGTATTTCATGGGGAAAATGCAATTTGAGTAAAAAAAGTAGTACGCAAATATACCCGTTTTTGACCGCATTTTATCATCTAACAGCGTTAAAAATGCTCCAAAACGAGGGAAACGCACCGAAAGCGTGCAAATACGTGCAATTACGTTACATTTGCGGCGTTTTGCCGAAGCCTATGCCAATCAAAAAGAAAATACTAACTTTGCCACTACACAAAAACTATAAATAGCATGTACAAAATAGCTTTGGATGCGTTGAAGACCCGATTTGAGGGGATCAGCGAATCCGTACTCGACAGAATGGCGAAGAAAATCGCCAAAACTGCCACCACCGCCGAAGAAGTAAAATCCACTGTGGAGGAGGTTACGATTCAGCAAATCATCGATGCCGAAGGCGACCGCCGCGCAACCGATGCTCAGAAAACCGCCGTCGCCAACTACGAGCGGAAACACGGATTGAAGGACGGAAAATCGATCGAGCCGTCCGAACAGAACGAGCCTACGGAGCCGCACGGCAACAAAGACCCCGAAGACATGCCGCAATGGGCAAAGACACTCGTCGAAAACAACGCAAAGTTGCAGCAGCAACTCGCGGCGATGAGTACGGAGCGAATCACGAACGACCGAAAACAACAACTCTCGGCCGTCGTCGAACAGCTCCCCGAACATCTGCAAAAGCCCTACGCCCGTATGAAACTCGACGGCCTTTCGGACGAGGAGTTCAAAACGACACTTGAAGACGTGAAGACCGAAGTCGGGGGGATCGTCGACAATCTCAAACAAAGCGGACTTGTCTTTGCCCGTCCTTTGGGTGGAGAAAACAAGGGCGCTCAAGAACTCACGAAAGCGCAGCTGGAATCCATCACGCATCGGGACGGCACAGCGTCGAAAGACGGTCAGCCGTTCTAAAAAAAACACACCCTCACAGAACACAGAAAAAACTAAATCAAAATGGGTATGACAGTAAAACGGCGCAAAGACCAGGCGGTGCCTCGCGTCTTTGAGCACAAGGTAGCCGACATTTCGGGCGGCGTATCGGTCAAGACCTCGGAACTCGGCGGCGATTTCCTTTTTGAAGGCACGCCCCTCAGCGCTCCCGACAACGGCATTTGTCACGTCGTGAAGCAGGCCGTCGTATCGGCAAAGGTGGAAGCGTCGGGGACGAAGGTGAAAGTGAAGAAAGGCCACCACTTCAAAGTCGACGACGTGCTGCTCCTCAACGTGGGCGGCAAAGCGTCGAAGATTACGGAAATCGACACCTCAACGAAAGACACCGACACGTTGACGCTTTCGGCCGCTATCGGAGAAATCCCCGTGTTGTCTGTTGTCGCCGAAGCGAAAGCGGCTACGACGGCCGACGACGCGGAATTGAAATTCATTCCCCTTTCCCTTTCGGGAAGAGGTCGCCCCGTCGTGCAAGGTGACAACCTCGACACGGATGCGTGGCTGATCGGCACGACACACGGTGCAACGCTTCACCCCGACGTGGAAAAACACCTCAAGGGCATTGTCAACTATTAAATCTAAATTCCGATGATTACAGATACTTTGATTCAAGGCCTCACACAACAGATGGTGCAGGCTCGTGTCAACAGCGTCGACGTTCGTCCGTTTCAGTTCGCTACGCTCTTCCCCGTTCGCCGTGTCAACGGCTTTACGTGGAGTACGATCAGCAACCAACTCGGGCGCAAGAACGTGGCCGCCGACATTCACTCGGACAACAGTACAACCGTGCGCAAGCGTCGCCCGATGTTCGAGAGTGCGAAGGGCGACATTCCGTTTATCTCGATCAGTCGTGAACTCACGCGCTCGGAGCTGAAGGAGTTCCAAGTGGCGTACGCTCTCGCTAAATCTCCCGATGCGGCGCAGCTCGTGCAGTATTGGGGTGCTGATGTGGATTTCTGCTTCAACGGAGTGCAAAGCGAGTTGGAGTACATCGCGTTGAAACTCGTGTCCAACGCCGGCAAGCTCGTGTTCAACACCACGACGAACGCCACGATGGCGAACGAGTTCAACCTCGACTACGATGTGGACGAGGATCTCAAGATGAAGACCTCGACGAATTGGGGCGACGCGTCGAACGCCGACATTATCGGCGATTTGAGGAAAGCCGTAAAAGCCGCCCGCAAGAAGAATTTGCATCCTCGTTACGCTCTGGTGAACATGGAGACGTTCTACAAGATCTGCTCTTCGGAACAGATCATCAAGGCTTGCGCGTCGTTCGTCGCCAATGCCGTGGGCGTGGCTCAAACTCCGTCGCTCGAGCAGGTGAACAAAATGCTCTCCTCGCAGGCGTTTCTCTATGGTTTGCAGCTCCACGTGATCGACCAAGACATCACCCGAGAGTTCTCCGACGGCACGTTCACGTCGGGCAACCCGTTCGAGAACGACCGTCTTGTGCTTTGCGAAACGCTGATCCTCGGTTCGACACAGTACGACGTACTCGCCGAACCACAATTCCGCGGCATTCGCACGGAGCGTGCTCATACGGTAATCAAGAAGTACGGCGTGGATGATCCCTACTCGGAAGTAACGCTCGGGCAGTCCGACGCAATTCCCGTATTCGACACGGCATACCGCAACGTCTACCTCCGCACCGACGGCCAAGGCTGGTAACACAACGAAAGCCCGAAACGATGTATACAGTAGAACAAGCTCTTCGGGGCGTATCTATGTACCCTCTGCCGAGTGCAACGCTTGACGGCGTGTGCATTCGGCGCGGGCTTTCGCGTGATACAGAAGCGACGACCGACGTTTTCCGAAGCGCAGCCTATCGTCTCGCCGAAGCCGACGTGCTAACGTGGCTCGCCGCTGCCCCGAACATCTCGCAAGGCGGACAAAACTACACGTTCAGCGACGAACAGCGCAAGGCGTATCGAGCACGAGCGGCCGCCGTCTTTGAAGAACTCGGAGATCTCGCCGCGCCGTCGTCTAAATACGGATATAAAGGCAACAGTCTATGATCATTCCGAACGGACATTTGGCCGTGAAACGAAAGACGACACCGGGCATAGACCCCGAGACGGGACACCCCGTGCGGTCGTCGGGCGAATACGTCGGAGCAATCCCGTGCCAATACACCGCGGTGCACTACAATGCCCTCGGGACGACGCACGGCGAACACTTCACCCCCTCGGCCTACACGGTGCTCATCGACGAACAGCCCTTTGACGGGGAGCAAGTCCGACTGACAGACCGCAACGGCCGACGCATCGGGGATTTCTCCGTTCAACGCATCGAACCGCTCGAAGCCGTTTGCCAAATCCGCCTTTGGATCTAAACCAACACGAAGAAATGCCGGTAGTAGACCGAACAGACTACAACGCCGTCGAGCGTTATTTCGAATCGTTCCGACAGAAGTACGAGCAGGCGTTCATTCGCACGCTCAAATACGTAGCACTTCGCGTCGTGACGACCGCCCGACGAAAGGGAAACTATCTTGACCAAACGGGAAATCTCCGCAGCTCTGTCGGGGCGGTGATCGTGATCGACGGAAAGATTCTCTGGAGTACGAACTTCGAGCCCGCGAAATCGAAAAGCCGAAGCAGCCCGAAAGGCACATCCCAGACGACCGCAACGAAAAATGGCGGCTACGACGGCCGACGCTTTGCTTCGGAACTCGCGAAGAAATACAGTAGCGGCGTTGCGCTTATCGTCGTCGCAGGTATGGACTACGCCGTACACGTTGCCAACCGCGGACGCGACGTGCTCGACAGTGCTACTCTTGAAGCAGCGGAACTAGTGCCGAAGATGCTTGCTAAACTATCATCGAACAAAAGAACCTAACCATGGCGAAAACCTCCCGACAAGTACAAGGGGACGTTTACCGCAAACTTCGCAAAAGCCCGATCGCCGAATTGATCACCGGCGGCGTGTATCGCGAAGGACAACGCCCGAGAGACAGCCCCAAAGAAGATGCCGTGGTGATCTTCACCGCAGGAACGACGGGCGACATCCAGCGGGGCGTTGTGACGATAAACATTTTCGTCCCCGATATTGACCCGTACGAGAACGGCGTGCTGACCGAAGACAGCGCCCGAACAGAAGAGATAGAACGCGCTGCACAACGATGGGTGGATTCACTCTCAACGCGCGACTCGAACTATCGATTCCGATTACAACAGACGATCGCCACCGACGAAGCACCCGAGCTACACGAACATTTCATCGTCGTAAGGCTCGAATACGACTTCTTCGGAGACGATGACACAGACTAAACACACACATTAACCACACAAAAACACAGAACTATGGCAGTACTAGCATGGAACTACGGAAAGTTCGAGACCTGTGAGTCTGAAAACGGAGCGCCGAAAACTCCTGTAGCTTGGAAAGTAATCCCACCCCCAAAAAAGGATACGCTTATCGTAGAGCCCAAGGAAGGGGAAACTACGGAAGCGCAAGACGAAACGGGCTATATCGTTGATAGTAAGACTACTCCCACCACCTATGAACTCTCCTGGGAGATGTTTGTCAAGAAGGGAGAGAATCCCCCCTTTGTAGACAAAGATGGGGTTATCGCAGGCGAACACGCCTTCCGCTTTACTCCCGACGACCCCGGATGTAAAGGTTGGATCATTGATAGCGCTAAGGTTTCTGCAACTATCAGGTTTAAGGTCACCGAAGGCGCTCTGTACAAGTACAAAGCAAAGGTGCTCAAACCGAAGACGGGAAACGCATTCAAGCTCGACGTTATTTCCTAACCCCAAACACGAGAAATGCACAGGCGCGCAAGGAAGGGCACTCGGGAATGTGAGGGCTACGAGTGCAGGTGGTTCGATTCCACCTCGCGCCCCAACAACTGATAAAAAACACAAATGACCAAAACGCAAGAACAAAAGGTTGCAGCCGCAGTATTGCAGACCCCGACGAAGATAAAGGTGGACGGCACGACGTACGAAGTCGAACCACCCACTCTCGCAACATTGATCACCGTTTCCGAGATCGTGTCCGCGTTACCCACTCCGCCCGACAAGGAAGGGGCGGACGTCATCACCGCGAGTTTGGCTTATGCCGCGTCGTGTAAGCCCCTCGGGTTGCTTGCTGCCACGTTGATCCTCGGCGCACGTGTTGCGAAGGAGAAAGCCGACGTTTCCCCTTTTGCGCGCATTAAGCGTTGGTTCGGGATGAAGGACGCGGAGGAGCGCACACGCGGCGAAGTCCTCGGTGAAGAGATTCTCGAACACTGCACGGCAAAGGAAGTGCAAGCGATTGTGGCCGACACGCTGAAGCAGATGGAGATCGCGAGTTTTTTCGCGCTTACCACTTTCCTGCACGGAGTAAATCTTCTCAGACCGACGAAAGTGGAGAGCGAAACGACAGCGTCTGGGCAATCATCGGAGGAGTAGTCAAGGGTTTTAATCTCTCGCTCGACTACGTGCTCTACGAATTGAGCTACACGAACCTCATAATGCTCGGGGCGGCTCTCCCGTCCTACGACACAGACAAGGACGAGAAGGGCAAAGACGACGATGTAATCGACGCGAGCGACCCCGCGAATCAAGCACGAGTGCGAGAGCTACTCGGCATATAACAACGAACTATGGATCAAGAAACCGGAAGACTTTATTTTGACGTTCTGCTGAACGACGAATCACTACAACAAGGGCTGCAACGCTCTCGGGAATCGTTCCGCAGCTTAGGCGAATCGGCCAACGCCGAACTGCAAAGCATGGACGGCTTTATGGCAAAGGCAGCGCAAACGGCCGCGGGCTTGTTCGCCGTCGACAAGATCAAAGACTTTGTCTCGCAGCTCTCCCTCGTTCGCGGCGAATACCAGCAGCTGGAGGTGGCGTTTGAAACGATGCTCGGCAGCAAGTCGAAGGCCGATGCACTGATGGGACAATTGATCGACACGGCCGCCAAAACACCGTTTGAGATGAGCGAGGTTGCCGAAGCGTCGAAGATGCTCCTCGCCTACGGAATGGAGGGCAACAAGGTGAACGAGACGCTAATCCGTCTTGGTGACATCGCCGCGGGCTTGTCTATGCCACTCAAAGACCTCGCGTTTCTTTACGGCACGACCATGGTGCAGGGACGCTTGTACACACAAGACCTCAATCAGTTCCTCGGCCGTGGTATCCCCCTCGCCGACGAACTCGCCAAGCAGTTCGGCAAGAACAAGAGCGAGGTGAAGAAGCTTGTCGAAGAGGGCAAGATCGGTTTCCCTGAAGTGCAGAAGGCTATCGAAGCGTTGACGGGCGAAGGCAGCAAATTCGGTGGCCTGATGGATAAGCAGTCGAAGACGATCAAAGGACAGCTATCTAACATCGAGGACGCGTGGGAGCAGATGATGAACGAGATAGGCAAGAGCCAGGAGGGGAATATCTCGGGCGCGCTCGACATCACGGGCAAACTCATCGAGAACTGGCGGACGGTCGGGAAGGTCGTGCTTTCCGTGGTCGCTATTTACGGGGCGTATAAGGCGGCGACGATGGTAGCGGCTGTTGCCACGCGTATTGCCGCCGCCGCGTCTGAAAGTATGGCCTACCAGCAGAAGCTCGCCGCAATGCAGGGCATCGCATTGTCCGAAGCGCAGGCGGGAGTGGCCGCGGCGAGTTCGATGGCCACGGGAGCATTCAACGCGTTAAAGGTCGCGTTCGCTTCCAACCCCTTTGGTCTCATCATTACGGCGATTACAACCGTGATCACGTTGTTTGTCGCCTTTCGAAGCGAAGTCGACGAAACGACGCAAATGTCGGAGAAGTTCGGCGAGAGCGCGGCGAAGTCGATTCAGCAGGTCGAGTCGTTGAGTACCGTCCTAATGGGGCTCGACGAGGGCACGGGCGTGTACAAGAAGACGATGGAAGAGCTGAACACGATTCTCGAAGACTACGGCGTTACGCAGATCAAGGAAGGCGACAACATCGACACGATCAACAAGAAGCGCCAGCTCGCAATTGAATTGATCAAGAACGAAGGAATCGAGCGACAGAGATTGAACGCGATTCAGACGGCGAACGATGAATACGGCCAAAAATTGCAGGAAAGCCAACAAGACCTCGCGGGCAAGTTCCGAAACGCAAAATACGACACCGGCCTTCGTAACGGCGACGGATCTGTTGTATGGGGAAACATCAAGAGCGTGCAGGAACAAGCAAGCGCTATTTCGCAAATCTATCACAACATCGCCGTCGAGAATGCGGGCAAAACGGGGGATGAAATCAACCGCATCTTCAAAGAGCGCTTGCGGATGATGAAGGAGGAGAGGAAACTCGCGATCTCAGATGCGGAAATCAACGCAACGTGGTTCGATGGTGTGATCATCAAAACGGAGACGCTCAATACGTATAACGAAAAGATAAAAGGATTAACCAAGGCCTACAAGGAAAGCACAGTCATCGCAGATGCGAATGCAGAAGCAGCAAAGCGGCAAGGCGACGCCCACGAATCCGCCGCCGACCGCGTAGCTGCGGGGCAACGCAAGCTCTTAAACACGAGCAAGACTGCCGACGAACTCTACAACAACGTATCCAAAATAGTCAAAGACTTTGCAGACAACACGCTCAACTTCCACATCAACTTCGACGGAGAGCCGCCCGCGTGGATGCTAAAAATGGACTTCGAAGAAACACGCAGGCTGGCGGCATACTTCTCTTCGACGGCTGAGGATATGAGGAAAAACGGACAAAAGGTTGCTGTTTTCTCAAACGGCAAAACGATGTCCGTAGGAGAGATGGAACAAAACTCTCTTAACTACGCAAAAGCACATCAAATTCAAGCCGCCCGTCAAGAAGCCGCCCGAAAGAAGGCCGAGGAATCCCGAAAGCAAGCAGCCAAAGACGCAAAGGCAGAAGCCAAGCGACGAGCGAAAGCAGCAGCCGACGCACGAAAGAAAGCCGAAGATGAGCGCAAGCGCATCGCACTCGAAAAGCACGATCTCGAGAAGGACATCGAGAAGTACAAGGATTCGATCATCGAGAAGGAATACGAAAGCAGTCTCGAAATCCGACAAAACAAAATCAATCTCCTCGAAGACGGGTACGAGAAAGAGCGCCAACAGATCGAACTCAACTATGAACGTCTGCTCTACGAGAACAAGAAGCGTTCGGACGCCATGGTCGAAGCCATCAAAGAGAACAAGATGCGCGAATGGAAAGTCGCGAACCCGAAGGCGACGAAAGAGCAAGAGAACGCATATCGCGACAAGCTCAAAGTGACGGAGAAAGACTTCGATCCGTCACAAAGAGCGATGCTGGCGCAATACAAGAGCGTAGCCGACGACACGCGCGTCAAAGCCTCGGGCGATCTCTACAAGCGCGCCATCGCCGAGTTTCAGGACTACGACACACGACGCTCCGAAATCGCGAAAGAGGGCGAACAGAAGCGCGCCTCGATCGAAGAGTATTTCTCACAATACGCCCGAGAACTGCAAGAAGAGATCGCCCAGGCGGGCAAGGACAAGAACGACGCCCTCGCGAAATTCGACTCCGAGGCACACACCGCGGCCGAGCAGCGCGAAAAGGAAGCGAGTCAAAAGCTCGCCGACATCGCCGGCACGAAGGAACGCGCCCTCGCCGAGTCGAAGCGCAAGCAGGAGAAGGACATCAAGGCCGTGAACGACGAGGAAATCGAGAGCACGAAGAAGACGTCCGCACTCTTCGTGAACCTCTTCGGCGACGCTGCCGAGAAGAGCCGCAAGGAGCTGCACAAGGTGATCACCGAAACCGAATCACTCCTGGCCTATCTCCGCGAAACGTCCGATGAGAAGATCGTCCCGAGTTTCGGCTTTTCGGCGCAAGAACTCCGCAACCTCAAACAAGCCCCCGAGAAGGTAAAGGAGATCACCGATCAACTCAAGCGATTGAAGGACGCGGTGAAGGCCGAAAACCCGTTTGTGGCACTGAGCGAAGCCATCAACGACGTGTTCCGAAAGGCCGAACAAGGCGAGAGTCTCCCCGCCCTCGAGGTGCGTCTGAAGAAGTTGGCATCGGCTGCCTCCGCCACGGCCGACGTGATCGCCCCCATTTCGGCGAAGCTCTCCGCAATGTTCGAAGCCGCGGGAAGTCAAAACCTGAGCGAGCAGGCCGACGCGCTGACCGAAACCATGACCACCGTGTCGAACATCGGGAAAGGCTTTGCGCAGGGCGGCATTGTGGGCGGCATCGCGGCTGCGGCGGGCGAGGCTATCGGCTATGTCACGAAAGCCTTCCAGGCGGCCGCTGCACACAAGAAGGCGTTGCTCGAAATTCAGAAGCAAATCAACGATCAGCAACTGCAATACAACGAACTCCTGCGGCAGGAACGCCTCGAAGCCCGCGACCTCGAAACGATCTTCGGGACGGACAAATACGCGAAGGCACGCCGTGCGCTCCTCGTCGCAAAGGATTGGGACGCGGACATCAAGAAGCGCATCAAAGGCGACCTCAAAACGCTCGCCGACTATCGCTTTTCTCTCGAAAAGAAAGAGCAATGGGCGGGCGGCCGCATCCTCTTCGACCAGAAAGCCGAGGGCGATAACTACGGGCTGGGGATGATCAGCGTGAAGACCGGCCACGCCAAATCGGGGTTCTTCGGTTTGGGAAAGGGGCGCGACTTGTACAGCGGCTTGACACAGATTGCCGAATACAAAGACCTCGTCAAAGCCAACGGCCACCTCAATCTCGAACTCGCCAAGAGCATTGCTTCGACCCGAGAGTTCGAGGGCGACGGCAAAAAGGCGTTCGAATCGCTGATCAAGGCGGAGGAGAGCTACGAAGCCGCGCTCAAACAACTGGACGACTATCTCGGCGGAATCTTCGGCAACTACGCCACGGACATTATGGACGTCATCGCCGACGCGTTCGAAAGGGGCACAGACGCTGCGGAAGCTTTCGGAGACGTGACAAGAAAGGTGATGCGCAACGTCGCAAAGGACATGGTGCAAGCGGCCATTCTCCAGCCCGTGATTGAACAACAATCCGAGTTGGTGAAAAAAGCCTACGCAACGGGAAACGAAGACGAAATCACCAAAGCATTGGGGGCAGCCTCCCACGCATTTGCGGACGTGGAAAAGGTGGCGCAGGAGGAATACAAGAAAGCGGCCGAGATGTTCAAGCGCCAAGGAATCGACCTTTCGGGAGGCAGTGCCGCAACTCGCGAAGCCTCGCAGAAGGGCATCGCCACCGCATCGCAAGACTCCGTCGACGAACTCAACGGGCGAATGACCGCCGTGCAAGGACACACCTACAACATCGCCGAGAACACCCGAATGCTCCTCGGGACGGCCAACGAGATCCTAAAGGGCGTGGTCGGCATCGAACGCAATACGGGCAACGTACACGCGCGCCTTTCGGTCGTCGAGCAGCACTTGAAGTCCGTCAAAGACACCGTCGGCGACATCGCACTCAAAGGAATTAAGATCAAGCAATGAACGCATTAGACTATTCAGAACGGCTTTTATTCGGCGACACGGACGTTTGGGACAACTCCTACGTCTGCACGGCTTTCGGGGGCTTCAATGAGCTGATTGCCTTTCCGCCGTTGAAGACTCCGCCCGCGAATGATTGGTACGAAGAGCGCGGTTTCGACCCCGATCTCTCCGACCCCGTGCTCGACACGCGCGAGGTAACGCTGAGACTCTCCGCCACCGATCAAACGGACTACAATAGTATCATCGGAACGCTCGGAGCGTCTCCCGTTATCGACGTGCGCGCCCCGAGCATCGGTCGTTCCTGGTCGCTGCGTTTCATCGCGCCTACCGGCGGCGCCCACGCATCGACCTTCGGACTCAAATTTGCCGAAGACACCCCGATGAAAGGCTACACCTATCAACAGCCCGCGGCCGAAAAGGAGTGCGCGCGGATACTCAGCACCTCGCGTCGCGACAAATTCGTGATCACCGAAAGCCCGAAACGCTCCTTTGCCGACTACGGGGCACGCGTTCTCGGGGACGTAGTCGACGAGATGGAGCAGCGCAACGAGGTGAAGACGGGATTACTCCGCAAGTTTTCGACAAAAGCGGGGGCATTTTACGACAAAGGCGCCTTGTTTAACGAGAAAGGCGGCGACCGCTCCGTTCAACTCCTGATGCGCGCCGACACCCTCGCCGAACTCTGGCGAAACTACGACGCGCTGCTCGCCGATCTCATCCGCCCCGGTGCTCGCCGATACGCGAACGCCCCGTTCTACTACAACTCATGCCGCGTAGACGAGTTCATTCCCGACGAGCCGCGCCCGTGGCTGCGATTCACCCTCACCCTAACTTTCTTCGAAGGCAGTACCGAATCTTCATACGACGAATTATGATCATCTATTCCCCCACGGGCGAAACGCTCCTCGACGTGATGCCCGACGACAACTCCTATCGACACCGCGCAATGATGGGCGACAACTCGCTCACCCTCTATTTCTCCCTCCCTCAGCACGTCGAAATCCCCGTCGGCGCCTATTGTGAGCACGACGACGAGCGCTACACGCTGATGCACCCAGAGTCGCTCAAAATGCACCACACGCGGCATTTCGAATACACCGTCGAACTCGTGGCCGAGCAGGGGAAAATGTCGATCTGGAAGTTTCGCAACACCGTCGACGGGCGTTTGCGCTTCTCGCTCACGGCCAAGCCCCACGAACACCTGCAAATGCTCGTCGACAACCTCAATCGCCGCGATTCGGGCTGGACACTCGGCACGTGTATCGACAGCCCCGAGCGCGTGGTCAACTACGATCACGCCTTTTGCCGCGATGCCCTCGCAATGATCGCCAAGGAGTTCGGCACGGAATACGAGATCGTGGGAAAACGCATCTCGCTCGGTGCCGTGGAACACGACCGCGCCAACGCCCTCCCGCTATCATACGGCAAGGGCAACGGCTTTGTCTCGGGGGTGGCGCGCACGAACGGCGAAGACAGCGTGCCGACCGAGATTCTCTACGTGCAAGGGGGCGAACGCAACATCGACCGCTCGAAGTACGGCGCGAGCACGCTGCATTTGCCCGTCAATGCCGCCATAGCCTACGACGGCGCGCACTTCGAGGGTGAGACGGGCTACGATGCCGCCCGCGCCCGCCGCTATCGCACGGACGAAAAGGGCTTCTCCGTGCAACGCGCAGACCGTCCCCTTTCGTCGATGGCCGAAGACAGCGTCGATTTGACCGACATTTACCCGAGTCGTGTCGGCACCGTGGGCGAGGTGATCACGGCGAACGAGAAAAACCACTTCTACGACTTCACCGACCCGACGATCCTCGCGACGCTCGACTTCGAGCAGTGTCTGATCGCGGGCGAAAAGATGACCGTTATCTTCCAAAGCGGCATGCTCTCGGGGCGCGAGTTTGAAGTGAAGTACGCCCACGCGGCATCGGGGAAGAAGGCGCGGCGCTTTGAAATCGTGCCGCAGGAGATCGACGGCATGACAATGCCCGGGGGCGTGTTCGTTCCCCGCGTGGGCGACAAGTATGCCGTCTTTCATTGCATGCTTCCGCAGGCCTACGTCAACGACACCGCCACGCGTTCGGGCGCGGAGTGGGACTTGCTGCGCAAAGCCGTGCAACATCTCTACACCCACGAGATGGCAAAGTTCGCATTCACCGGCACACTCGACGGCATTTGGGCGAAGCGCAACTGGGAGAGCGTCGGCGAGCGCTTGCAGATCGGGGCTTTTGTGCTCTTCTCCGATAAGCAATTTCAACCCGAGGGCGTGGCCGTGCGCATTGTCGGCATCAAGGACTACATCAACACGCCGCACTCGCCCGAAATCGAACTCTCGAACGCCCCCGTGGCGGTTTCTTTCAGCACGACTCTGAAGACACTGGAAAGTGCCGCAGTGGCGGTCGAGGAGAAACACCGTGAGGCGTTGCAATACAGCGATCGCCGATTCCGCGACGCGAAGAAGTTGGTGGAGCGCGCCCGCGTGGCCGAAGAAGCCGAAACGCTGCGCACGCCGAACTATTCCGACGGACTGAACACCGGCGCGGGGGCGCGCATCGACGCGATGGGAAACGCGGAATTTCAGAGCATGGCGGTGCGCGGTTTCTTTCGCGCCGCCGAATATCAGATCAACCGCATCGCATTGAGCGAAGGCGACGTTTTCCACACCGAGAACGGATTGGTGAAAAGTGCCGAACAACAGCCCGACGGGCGTTGGAAGGTGGTGCTGCAAGAGCGTTTTCAAGGTGACGTGACGGGCTTTCGGGCGGGCGACGTCCTGCGCGGGGCTTACAACAGCGTAGGAACATCGGGCGGGGCGGCCGAAATTCGCACCTCGTGGTTGCGTGTTGAGGCGGTGGATGCCAAGGCGGGGACGCTCACGGCGAGCCTTTATGCCGACAATCAGACACCCGAAGGCCGCAACGCGCCGCCCGTGTCGCTGATGCGCTTGGCGCGGTGGGGCAACACGACCGACCCGGAGCGCCAGAGCCACATCATGGAGAGCGCCACCGACGGCCGTATCGTGCGCCGTGTGAAGGTCTCCGCCCCGATTGTCGACGGCGCTCAGTCCGACGGCTTTGTGGTGGGCAAGTTGCCCGCGTGGTTGCGCGAACATTTCGGCGCGGCGGTGGCCGACGCTTCGGACTACGTGTTTGCTCGCGGCATCATTACGCAAAACATTCTTCGCTACACGCCCGCGGGGCGGCCTCTTGCCGAGCGTGTCGACCGCGGTTTGTGGTCGGCTTCGTCGCGCTACTTCTACGAGCAGCAGAACCCCGAAACGGGGGCTTTCGAGATTTCGCGCGTTTGGCACGACGGGGCGCTCTACGAATTGGCACGCGGCGGCAACGGCAACACCGCCCCCGCGGCGAACTCTACGCACTGGACGCTCATTCAAGCCAAGCCGAAGGACGGAAGCCCCGGCTATGATGGAAAGTCCGCTCCGCCGACGAACCCTAACTTGCTCAACTTCACCGCGAAGTGGAGAGACAAGGAGGGGAATATTCCTTACCAAACAGAAGAGTCGCGAAAGAGCGGCGCGAATATCACCACACCCGACGGGGGAAAATACGGAACAAAGTGCTTTCGTGTGCAAGCCGACCCCGAAGCAGCACCGGGAAATAATGGAATATACGCCTTTAATGTCGGAAAAGACCTAATCACCGGCACACTCAAAGCGGGGCAATGGTACACGTACTCGTTCTATGTTCGCGGCAAGGGGTATCTGCGTAGTGCGTTCTACTTTCAATTGAACCCGGTGGTGGAGAGACGCACGTCTGTAAATGGACTTAGCCGCGACAATGCCGATTATCTGTATCAGCCTATTTCGGACGAATGGCGGCGCGTTGTGTGTACGTTTCGCGTAGAATCGGGGCGTGTCTTTCCGTGGTTCTTCTCTTCACTTTCGGATTCGCAGAGCACGGACGATTGGCTGGAAATCTGTTGCGCCAAGTTCGAAGAAGGCGAAGACGCCACCCCGTGGTGCTTATCCGAAGAGGACAAAACGGGAACCGACGGCCGCGCCGGTGAGAACTACCATACCAATCTACTCGACAATAGCGCTTTTGCAAAAGATTTGGAGGGGTGGGATCCAGAAGGGCGCTTCGGAGTCTTCGACGACACGCAAACAAGCCCAGTGCCGGGAACGCGCGTCGTGCGTTATGATACGGCAATGCTTGGAGACTTGCCGTTCTCTTCTATCGTTCAGGATGTCGCTGGAAGATTGCGACCAAACACAACCTACACTTTTAGCGCTTGGGTAAAAACAAGCCAAGGACTCCAACGTGCGACCATTCTTTTTGCGTTCAACCCCCTGAAATTCTTAGATATATCCTATCAGCACGGTGGCGAGTGGACACGTTGCGTGATTACATTCACAACATCCCCCGGAAAAAATGGCAATCAGAGCGTCCGTCTTCGACTTAATAAGCAAGAGGGAGATGCGTCTGTGTGGTTCGCCGCCCCGAAACTCGAAATCGGAGACACCCCCACCGAGTGGACGACGTCGGAGAACGACCGAAAGGGAGACCCCGGCAAGAGCAGCTACACGCACGTGGCGTATTCCAACAGTCCAAACGGCAATCCGTGTACACTCGACCCAAAGGGCGAAAAGTTCGCCTACCTCGGAACCTATACGGACGAAAACGAAACAGCGTCAACAGTCCCCGCGCGCTACGTTTGGGCAAAGGTGCAGGGAGACAAAGGGGACAAAGGGGACAACGGGCGCGGCATAGAGCGCGTGGAAGCGTTCTACAGGCTCACGGAAAAGAACATCGCACCGAGCCTAAGAGCATCGGGATGGACGAACACGGCACCCCAACCGACAAAGGAGTGGCCGTGGCTTTGGCATTGCGAACTCACGAGATACACGAACGGTGATACAACCGAAACCGCGGTGCGACTGATAGGGCATTACGGGAAGGACGGCACGAACGGCACGAGCATTCGGGCGCAATACAGCGCCGACGCGCAAACGTGGCACGACGACTTCGCCGAGGGCGATGTGTGGATGCGTACGGGCAACGGCACAACGTGGGGCGGTGCGCTGCGCGTGGTGGGCGAATCGGGGACGGACGGCAAAAGCCCCGTTTATGATTTCGCCGCGTCGAAAAAACTCGCCACCGCATCGAGTACGACCGCCCCGACTATTCGGGGAACGTGGCAAGACGCGCCCCCGACGCTGCAAGAGGGCGAGGTGCTTTGGTATCGGCTCACCGCGGCGAACGGCAAAATCACCTACGGCCGTTTGAGCGGAGAGAAGGGCAAAAATAGTTACACGCACATTGCCTACGCGAATAGCGCGGACGGGGCGGAAGACTTCACCTTGGAAGAAGATCTCGGGCGCGGCGGTGAAATTGAGTTCTCGTATTTCGGCATTTACGCAGACTTCGACGAGAGCGCGAGCCAAGATTACCACGACTACGTGTGGACGCGTCTGCGCGGTGTAGACGGCAAAGATGGACTCACACCGAATGCGAACTTGCTCGACGATACGGACTTCAAAAACTTGGGGCGCAAAGAGAGCGCCTGGAAGATCGGCACACACGGCGAAGAACCCGTTGCGGGGCGCGCCAACATCAGCCTATTTTCTTCGGCCGTCGATGGTTGTGTGCCCGCGTTGTGCGCCATCAACCCCGGGACGAAGGATGGCGAATATGCGCAGCTCTTCCAAAACGTGGGGCAACTCATTCCCGGACGCACCTACACATTTTCGGCCTATGTGCGCGGGGCGGACGTGGCTTGGCTGATTGTCTATCCCACACCCGCGGAGCACTTACACCCCAACACGGTGAAACAAGACGGCTGGACACGCGTGTCGCTCACCTTCCGCGCCCCCACGGTGCAAGACCCCGACGGCGTGCTGCTGTTGCTCCGCGCCTGGCACCGCGAAACGACGCCCCACACGGGCTACGCAAAGAGCGTGGTGTGGTGCGCCCCGAAGTTGGAAGAAGGAGACAGAGCGACGCAGTGGTGCCCCTCGTTCAGAGACCAACGCGGCGCCGACGGGTCGCCCGGGGTGCGGGGTGCGGCGGTGCGGCCGCTCGGCGACTACGACCGATTGCCCGACGGCATGCCCTTTGAGAGCGGACACGCGGGCGAGACCTACCTGGACGTGGTACAAGTGCGCCAAGGCGAGCAAGTGCAGTTCTATCAATGCAAAAAGCCGCACACGAAGTCGGCGGACAAAGCCCCCGCGGCCGACTCGGAATGGTGGGAGCTCGGAATGTACCAAGGCTTCATCGCCACCTATTTGCTTTTGGCCGAACTCTCCCTTATCAAAAATCTACAAGTCGAGAACGTTGTCGGCCGTGACGCGAATGGTAATACAACCTTTTATCTCGACGCTTCGACCGGCACGGCTTACTTTGGGGGCACGGCAACGTTTGCGGGCTTCATTCGTCGCCGCCCCGTGGTGATAACCCCCGAGAATTGGAAAGAATACGGGGGACAAATGGGAAGAAACGGGGACGTTTTCTACCTAAACCCGTTTTCCGTCGGCACATACGTCATCTTCCGCGGCGATTTCGGCGCGCTGAGGCCTACCATCGACACGAGTAATGACCCCTTGGGCGAAGGCCGCGCAGAACACACGGAGGATAACAGCCACCTAATGCGCTACTACGGCGCACAGTTTATGGTCTTCAACGACACCCCGACGTCGCTCTTCATCGGCGGTGTGGAGATTCTCGAAAAAAGAACCGCCGTCTTCACCATGTTAGGCCGTAAAAGAGATAACCCCACGCTTTGGTGGAAAGGCGAACTCGTGGGGAGCTGGTGAAAAGCCCGCCCGCGACTCGCACTCCACCTCATTCATATAACCACACACAAAAACCAAACCTCTATGCAAGAGACCCTCATTCATTTTGCCGAACAGCATTTGTATCTTCACATCGTGCTCATCATTTTCTGCACCGCGGCAATACTGATCGCCATGGCGCTCGACCTCTTCTTCGGCATTCGCAAAGCCCACGAACGCGGGCAACCCACGACATCGCGGGGGCTGAAGATGACAAGCCGAAAGGCGGTGAAATACCTTGTCCCGTTTCTCGTGCTTTCGCTTATCGACATCATCGGCTCCCCGCTCTGCGCCGCGCCTTACTTCTCGATGGGCTGGGCGGCCTGGTGCGTGCTGTGCGAATTTTGGAGCATTCGGGAGAAGGCCTGGGAGAAGGCCGAAATCGAAAAGCTCCACGACATCGTGCAAGCCACCATTTCGGAGCACGACCTTTCGAAGATGGCGCAGAAATTTGCCGTCGCCGTCTTCGATGAGGCCAAAAACCGCGACATCGTCCCCGCGGAGAAAACACCGGCGGACGAGAATCAAGAACCCGAAAACGCAAAACAATGACCATGAGCGACGTATCACACACCCAAAATCCCGAAAACGTGGACACGAGGGAACAAAAAACAACAGATCGGGAGCCGTCGGTTGCCAAATCCGCAAGCACGGCAGTCGACCACCCCGCACACTACAACCACGGCGGCGCGGAATGCATCGACGTGGCGCGCCGAATGCCCTTTTGCCTGGGCAACGCGCTGAAATACGTTTGGCGCTGCGGACACAAGCACGACGGAACACTTGAAGGAGCGCGCCGCAAAGCCGCCGAAGATGCCGAGAAGGCCATCTGGTATCTCCGCGAGTGCATCAAAGACGTGCAAAGCGGCGACATGGACGCATACCTCGAAGTATAAACCAACCAAAACAACAGACAAATGCAAATCCTTATTCAACGCCACGCCCTGAAGGAGGGCTACACCATCGGACGTATGGAAATCAACGGAAAGTACTTTTGCGACACGCTCGAAGACACCGACCGTGGTTTGCGCGAAAGCATGACAGAAGCCGAAATCGCCGCGCTCAAAGTGAAAGGCGCTACCGCCATCCCTGCCGGCACGTACCGCATCGACATGCAGACACGCTCCCCGCGCTTCGGCCGTGTTCTCCCGCGGCTTATCAACGTGAAAGGCTACGCCGGTGTGTTGATTCATAGCGGTAACACGGCCGCCGACACCGAGGGCTGCATCCTCGTAGGCCTAAATCGAGAGCGCGGCAAATTGATCGGAAGTCGTCTCAAGCTCGGACGCCTGCTTGTCCTCCTCCGCGAAGCACAAGCCGAGGGCGAAGAAATAGAACTCACCATCACCCGCGTCGGCGCCTCTTCGAACTAACGAGAAAAGCTCGGCAGTTCAACGCACCGCGGGCAATTCTTTCCAATTTCGCGACGATTGGAAAGAATCGAACGCCAAAACGGGGAAAATCCCCGCAAATCGCGCCGAAAACGCTCCAAAGCTTTCCAACTATTTCCATTTTGGAAAGAATTGCCCGCGGGGCGTTCAATGTTCACCTCCTCAAATTCCACCTTCTCGATGAATTACAACCACCGAAAACCTCCTCCCGACCCTTGGGCGTTGTACGTCCTGGCGGCCGTCGGCGCGCTATGCTTTGCCGTCGTGCTGAGTATGCTCACGGGCTGCACGACAACGCGCACCGTCGAACGCGTAACCGTTCACCGCGACACGCTCCACGTTGTTCACCGCGACACACTTCGCGAACTGCGCACCGTGCGCGATAGCGTTTTTATCCACGACAGCGTCTATTTTGAGGGCGCTACGCTCGTGAAGGAGCGCACCCGCTACCGCTGGCACGTTCGCCGCGACACGGTCTGGCGTTCGCGTGTGGACACGGTTCGCGCGGCTTCGCACCACACCGACACGCGCAGCGAGAAGAAGACGACGCACCGCGGTTTCCTCTGGCCGCCGTTGTCGCTAATCGTCTTCCTTGCTGTGTTCGGCCTGATCGGCTACGCGCTGAAACGGCGAAAATAG